TTGCTAAATAAAATATCATTATAATTACAGGATTATGCGAAGTGAACTTTAAACACATTGGATGCGATATCGACTATGATTTGGAAACTGAGACTGTAGACGGTAAACGTTTTTATAAAACGCCAGAGGGATTACTATATCCCTCTGTTACTACCATTACATCCCAACACGGCAAAGACAAAATCCTTGAATGGAGAAAACGTGTGGGCGAAGAAGAAGCCAATCGTATCTCGACTAAAGCATCTGGTCGTGGAACCAGAGTACACAAGATTTGCGAAAACTATTTGAATAACGAAGATGACTTTGCACGTAAGCAAATGCCAGATTCGTTAGTGATGTTTAAATCTATACAACCTCTATTGGATGAATATGTAAACAACATTCATGCACTAGAGGTTCCTTTGTATTCACACCACTTAAGAGTTGCAGGTAGAGTTGATTGTATTGCAGAATATGGTGGCAAGCTATCTGTCATTGACTTTAAGACTGCAAGTAAACCAAAAGAAGAACATTGGATTAAAAACTACTTCATGCAATGCTCTGCATATGCGGTTATGTATGAAGAGAGAACTAAAATTCCAGTACCACAAATTGTAATTATGATTGCAGTTGAATCCGAAGAACCACAAGTCTTCATTAAGAAGCGCAACGACTATATCAAAGATTTTATTACATATCGAAACTTATATGATGAGGTGTTAAATGAGCAAAATGTATACTGATGTGGCAGTCTTTATTGCCGCATGTGAGCAAGAGAAGACTGAAGGAAATGCAAGTTTGTATCGCAATTTGATTGCCGAAGAATTTAACGAATTCATTCAAGCAAACAATAAGAATGATGAAGTTGAAAAACTAGATGCATGTATGGATATGATTTGGGTGATTCTAGGCTATTGTATTATGAAGGGCTATGATGTACACGGTGCATGGAATGAAGTTGCACGAAGCAATTTATCTAAAATTGATAAAGTTACTGGTAAAGTAATTAAACGTGCTGATGGTAAAGTGTTGAAACCTGAAGATTGGACACCACCACAACTTGCACAATTTTTAAAGAAGTGATATAATAAATAAATGTATTGCTGTATGAAGCAAAGAGAAACAGGTTCTGGACGGGGGTGCGAATCCCCCCACCTCCACCAAAAGTATTCTAAACTGGACGCAGGGTCGAAGAAGGTTGAAAGTGGATTGATCCCCACAAGTATGCTGGAGATTAAGAATGCTTTTGATGGGGGTGCATAGTTTCGACAGGGCAAAGAGTAACAGAGTGGACAGCACATCAGCAACGATGTAAAAAGAAGAAAACAAAGTAAACGCAAACGATGAACGTTTCGCATTGGCAGCCTAAACGCTGACTAGGGTTCGATGGGTTTCCTCGTAACAGAAAACCCATCACTAATTTATGGAGACAGTATGAAAATTTTGTTATTGGGTGGTAATGGTTATATCGGATCAAAATTCTATCCCACAATCAAAGACAAACACACAGTAAAGTCAATTGACCTTTGTTTGTTTCAAAAAGACTTAGGATATTCTGATAAAGTCAATTTCAATTCAGTAGACATTACTGAATACGATATCATCTATTGTCTTGCAGGACATAGTAGTGTTCCGATGTGCGAACACAGTCCAACCCGTTCATGGATAAACAACGTAGATTACTTCACTAGTCTGTGTGAGAGACTATCCACAAAACAAAAATTAATTTATGCGTCTAGCGCAAGTGTCTATGGCGCAGGATCAGAAATGTCAAGTGAAAGTTCACCAATCAATTTTAATCCACTCAATCACTATGACATGCAAAAGATTGCACTAGACTTGATTGCAAATTGTTATGTGGGCACAGGCAAGAAAATTATCGGTTTACGATTCGGCACAGTTAATGGCGCATCACCAAATACTCGTAGTGAATTAATGTTGAATTCTATGATGAAGTCTGCAATCGAAAAGAAAACTGTCATTGCAAAGAATTTGAATATTCGTAGAGCAATTCTAGGTATCAATGATTTGACTAGAGTGCTGAATAGACTTATAGATACCGAAATTGATTCTGGACAATATAACGTATCGTCATTCAATTCTACGGTACATGACTTAGCGATGATTACGTCAAACAAGACTAATGCAGAACTGATTATTACTCCAGGTGATAAAGTTGCATATGACTTTGAATTGAATACTGATAAGATACAGAAAGCATTAGACTTTGAATTCAAAGATACTGTAGATAGCATATGCGAAGAATTGAGAGATACATACAATGCACTCAATTTCGATAACAGAAGTGACGATAGAAATTTTAGGAATTACATATGAAAAATTGTGAAGAATTAACAAAGTGTCTTTGCTGTGATGGTGATAATCTAACGCAAGTATTAGACTTAAAAGACCAGCCGTTAGCAAACTCATACACACGAAGCAAACTAGAAGAAGAAGAATTCTTTCCATTGGGATTGAATTACTGCAATGATTGCACACATCTTCAATTGACACATGCAGTCAATCCAGACTTGTTGTTCAAGAATTACTTGTATGTCAGCGGCACAACAAAAACTTTAAAACAATACTTTGATGATTTCGTTTCATTGGTTGGTGAGAATAGTCAACCCACATCTGCAATTAGCACATTGTCGGTATTAGACATTGCATGTAATGATGGCACTCAACTTGACTCATTCAAGCGATATGGTTATGATACTTATGGAATTGATCCAGCAGAAAATCTATATGCATTAAGCAGTAAAAATCACAAAGTTGTTTGTGACTATTTGTCCGAAGAATCAATTCAAAAACTAGGTAAAGATACGTTCAATGTGATTATTGCACAGAATGTATTTGCACATAACACATACCCTAAAAAGTTTTTAGAGATTTGCAAAAAACATCTAGCAAAGAATGGCAGAATCTTTATTCAAACTTCACAAGCTGACATGGTGAAGCATGGGCAATTTGATACGATATATCACGAACACATTTCATTTTTTAATATTAGATCAATTGGACGCCTTGCCGAAAGCATAGGTCTTTATATGACTAATGTGATTAGAACTGATATACATGGAACAAGTGAGGTTTATGTATTTTCTGAAAATCCAGAGGAAAGCATATCATCTGAAGCTGTTTACTCTATGCATCTTTGGACACATGGACAAGATAAAAATGCTGTTGATTCATTTTCAAAAAAAGCAACATCAACAATTCGTAAACTTAAAGCAGAGATTGCAAAATACAAACAAGATGGGTATATGATTGTCGGATATGGTGCGGCCGCCAAAGGCAATACAATTCTGAACTTTGGTGATATCCATTTGGATTATATTGTGGATGATAATCCTCTAAAACACAATTTGTTTACGCCTGGGACTAAGATTCCTATCGTGCCGTTTGACCATATTAATTCAATCAACAAAACTGAAGAAATTGTTTGGTTGCCTCTTGCATGGAATTTCTTTTCTGAAATCAAACAGAATATTAAATCAAAACGTCCAGAACTCAAAGATAAATTCATTCAACTAGACTTTGCTACAGTATGAAAACAATCATCACTCACTTCTATAATGAAGAATATCTTTTGCCTTGGTGGCTTGAACATCACAAAAAGATTTTTCAGTATGGCATTTTAATCGATTATGATTCTACTGATAGGTCTGTAGAAATCTGCAAAGAAATTTGTCCAGATTGGATAGTTGTTAAATCTGTTAACAAAGAATTTCAAGCACATGCGATTGATGCTGAAGTTATGGCATACGAAAAACAATTTGGCGGGTGGAGAATTGCATTAAACGTTACTGAATTTATTGTCGGTGATGTAGACAAACATATGCATGGTATTGCAAAAGCAAGCCAGTATTTGATTCCCTCAATTGCATTCTTTGATTGGGATCCAGAAGGAACATTAGATAGACAATTACCTTTGTGGCAACAGAAGAAACACGGCATACATTACAAAACAGACTTTATGGCACGTAGAGCAAGAAGTTTGCACAATGTTGGTGATATTACATATGATGCAGGCAGGCACTTCCCATCATTCAATAATGAAGACATGCTGATTTTTCATTATGCGAATTGTATTTCTAGTCCTGAAATGGTACAACGAAGATTGCAAATTCAACATAGAATACCGCAATACGATATTCAGCGCAACATGGGGCATCAACACCATAACAATGGCAAAGGAATGACACTAGAAAGCCTGAAACAATTCAATGATACGGAACTAAAGAAGATTACCGATTGCAGTTTTGACATTGACAGATTGACAGAAAAGATGTACAATTGATAAATAAATGACCCACTAAACATTTTAGTGTATGATATAGAAAGGAAAATATGAAAGCACTACTAACCGCTCTAGTATTTTTAGTATCGATATTCTCGACACAATCAATTGCAAATACTCTACCTTCATTAAAAGAAATATCCGAAGCATCAACAGCACCAAAAGATTCTAGCAAAGCAGATTTGTATTGGATGGCAATGAACATCTATCACGAAGCTGGCAATCAACCACTTATTGGCAAGATTGCTGTGGGCGTAGTAACATTAAACAGATTGAAGGACAAACGATATCCAAAAAACATTCGTGATGTTGTCACGGAACCATATCAGTTTTCTTGGTACAATACCAAACAAGCAAACACACCACCGGCTAACAACAGTCGTTGGAGAGAATCATATGAAGTCGCAAAACTTCTATTGACAAAGGCGATAGGTAGTGATATAATTAAACTCTTAGAAGGTGCTACACACTTTCATGCAATTGATGTTAAGCCAGCATGGGTTAACAAAGTGCATAGAGTTGCTCAAATTGAGGGGCATGTTTTTTATCGTTTGAATTAACTTAAAGGTATATTATGAAAAAGATTGTAATGAAAACTTTTCAACGCAAGAATGGATATCCTCCATCTTACTATGCAACAGAGAAGGATTTGGCAAACTTGAGGTATCGTGTTGCACAACCTAGCGTCACCAAGAATGAACATGGGTCTTTCAAGAACGGACGCATCACATCGGTAAGGTACTATGAATCTTAAAATTCTGACACAGAAAGAATTTGAAGCAGAGATTAAAAAAATTCAGAAAGACAAATACCCAATCACAATGATTGATGCTGTTTTAGAATTTTGTTCAGAGAGAAATCTTGAAGTTGAAACTGCGGCATCTTTAATCACACCTCGAATGAAATCTGCTATTGAAGGTGAGGCTATGAAATTAAAGATGATTGCACAAAAAGCTAGATTATCATTTGAGGAAGACTGATTGATGAAAATGGATGCTATAGACGCATACAAAGTTTATTTGGGAGTTAAGAATCACTTCACACAAGACAGTTACGATTGGTTCAAGTACAACAAGAAAGTCAATGTCACATACGATTCTTTTTTGAAACGTAAAGACAAAATCTTTTTTGCTAAACTAGGCAATCGTAAAGACGCTTACTTAGAAGAATTTTTAGTTTCTAACTTTCTACATGACACAAAGATTTGGGTTGGAGAACTTCTATCTGAAGAGTGTGAAGAACGCTACAAAGAATGGAAAAGAAAACAAGAGTCTCTGACTTATGTTTTCAAAAGTGAAATTGATTTTCTATCTGGTATGTCGCCAGATGAACTCAATGCATTCTTCACAGCTAAAGATGGAGACCACCCACCAATAATTAAAAAGTATTTGCGAAAAGAAATTAGTTTAGACACATTATCTATTTTAAATTCCTTCTTGCATTTTACTAAGAGTTATGATAAAATAGTACACGATCCAATCTACAGAGAGGTAAGCAAACTGTGCAAAAAATACCAGCCCTTCTTAAAGTACGACACAGCAAGAATGAAAAAAACACTCAAAGAAGTGGTAATGAATTAGTGGCAATAGTGCGTAAACCAGCAAAGGTTTGTGCATTGTTAGCCAGTAATGAAGAACGTAATATGCTATATAATATAGTAGATTATGAAAAACGTGGACAAGCAAAACATACATTTAATACTTAACATACAAGGAATATACTAATATGGCATCAGCATCATTCGCAGATTTGAAAAAGTCACGCACCAAAGATTTGGAAAAACTCACAGACGCAGTTTCCAAACTCACCAACAAAGAAGAAGCAAAAAAATCTTATGAAGATACTCGCTTCTGGAAACCAACAGTAGACAAAGCAGGTAATGGATTCGCAACGATTCGTTTTCTTCCCGCACCCGCAGGCGAAGATGTACCTTGGGTTCAAGTCTTCAATCATTCATTCCAAGGTCCTGGTGGATGGTACATTGAAAACTCTCTGACTACTATCGGTAAGAAAGATCCAGTTTCAGAACACAATACTGTTCTTTGGAACTCTGGCTCTGACGCAAATAAAGATATTGCACGTAAGCAAAAGCGTAAGTTGCAGTATGTCGCAAACGTTTACATCGTTAAGGATCCTGCAAATCCTGACAATGACGGAACAGTTAAATTGTACAAATTCGGTAAGAAGATTTTCGACAAGTTGAATGACTTGATGAATCCTGAGTTTGAAGATGAAACTCCTGTCAACCCATTCGACCTTTGGGAAGGTGCGAACTTCAAGTTGAAGATTCGTAAAGTTGAAGGTTATCAGAACTATGATAAGTCTGAGTTTGAATCACCAGCACCTTTGTCGCAAGATGAAGATGACTTGGAACGTATTTGGAAACAAGAACACAGCTTGTCTGAATTCTTGAGTGAAAAGAATTTCAAGACTTATGATGAATTGAAAGCACGTTTGAACAAAGTGCTTGGTCTTGAAGATGGTACTGCTGGAGAGAATTTCTATTCTACTAAGCCTAATGTACCAGTTACAGCTTCATCGAAACCTGAAACAACAACTAAAGCAAAGGCTACAGTTGCTGATTCAGTAGATGATGATGACGATATCAGTTATTTCGAGAAACTCGCAGAAGACTGATTGATTTAATCTCCTTTGGTTGTTTTAGGGAAGCAGAAATGCTTCCCTTTTTTTTTATCCACCGCCAGGAGGAAGCTGAGTTGAAATACCAGAACTTCTTAGCAAATCTCCATGAGGATTTGATCCTCTGCTGATATTAGTAACACTAGTTCTTGTTGAATTGTCTACAACGTTTCCGCTATTAGAAACAACAGTTGAACCAGCACCTGATGTAGTTACTGTTCCATTTGGATTGATTACTAGTCCAGAACCTGCTACAGCAGTAGGTGCGGCAGTCACAAGATTTGCAGGATTTGTAGCACTTGAAGTAAAGTCTGATGGATCAAGCACACCAGAATTATTCAAGTCGTATACAGGTCGTCCTTGTTCATCAAGCATGATTGCTTGTTGGTCGAAAATTGCTCTTTTAACCATTCCGCCTTCATTATCACTCACTTCTTCATATCCAAGAATAGGTCTGTTGACAAATGCTTTGTCTTTTGCGCTATAAATTTGATTAGTGATATTCCCTTCAGCATCAACATTCATTCCAGTATTTGCTCTAGATATTGCAATCAGATTTTCAATACGTGCAGATTCTGCAACATTTTCGGCATAGATGCCTTTTTCAAGTCCAGGCGCAAGGTCCTTTTTAATACTAGGTAACAAACCTTTTGCAATTGCATCATATGATGTGCCTTGAAGTTTTCTTGCGGTTTCATCAATCTTTGCAGTTTCTGCGGCATATGCTTCATTGAATTTTGCTTGAATAGCTTTAACAATTTTTGATGCAACAGAGCCTGTGTTAATTTTAGAAACTTCGCCAAAACGTTCTAAGTATTGAGACTCGCTTCTCTTACCTTTAGGATCACCCGTACCAACAGCAATGAACGTATCTGTTTTGTGTACACCAAAAGTGACATAATCATATGGTGATGTTTTTCCTGTAGCAACCATCATAGCTTTTGTCGCATTGAATGCAACTCTTGCTAATTCATCTGCAATTGTTTTCCATCCAGAAGGAATATACGTTTCATCTTGAAGATGTGTAGTTCCTGTTGCGTTTGGATTGTTGTTACCATTTACGTATATACTTCTTTCAATCTTAGGATCAGGCTCATAATCATCACCACCAAAGATAGAATCCAATATTGCGATAACAGCAATAGCCGCTAATACATATGGTGCGGCAGCGGCTGCCGATGCTAAGAATCCTTCACCAGCGGCGGCCGCCACGGCAGTACCTTCGGCCGCAGTTGCGGCAGTTGCGACTTCTGCTCCTACTGCGGCTTCACCAAATGCGCCAAATTGAGTTGCTGTAGGTGCGAATGATGAATATGCGGCCGCATTTGTCGTGTATGTTGAACCACCAAGCCATGTTGGTAGCGCACTAGTAACTGTACTGCCGATTGATGCTCCAAGTTCCGTTCCCATGAATGCATCAAACGCTTTACCACCAACAAAACTAATTCCTTTACTGATTGCGGCTGAAGCAAGCATAGCCATGTATGGATTTTTAATACCCATAGCTTGAACTGCTTTTTGTGTGAGTGCCATCTGTCCAAAGCCAAGTGCCATGTTGCCGAGTTGACCCAGTGCGGTACCGCCACTAAAGAATCCTCCACCTCCAAATGCACCACCAGGATTTGTTCCGCTTCCAGCAACACCTCTTTGTAGAAGTTGATTAGTTAATTCTTGTTGACGAATGCTTTCATAGTCACGATATGCTTGTTGTGCGTTATATCTGTCTAACTCTTCTTGAGACTTTTTATTAAACGCAGTTTGATCTTCCCAATTTGGATCATAAATTGTAAGACCTTTTCCATTACCAGTGTTCTGAACATCTGGTGCATTTCTGTATCCAGATGCGCCAGGTGGCAAGTATTGTCCGTATGGTCCATAAGGATTATACTGTCCATAACTTGCTCTGTATGCACCTCCAGTATCCATTCCTCCCGCACCAACGTCCATGATACGTCCATACGCATCACGTTGAGTTCCGCCATATACATCTGCGCCCGATAAAACGTAACCACCACGCCCACCATTTAATCGTGGGTCGAAAATTCTTGTTGGTCTTGCATTAGGATCACCCATGTATTGATTGAGTGGGTCTGATATAGCCGCACCAAGCGTATCTGCAATGTATTGTGCGCCTTGCATAGGATTCTGAAATCCAAACTTAGCAAACATTGTCTCAACGCCAGTTGCTTGTCCAGTCGCACCATAAAGCAATTGTTCAAATGCTAACTTTTTCTTTCCTGCGGCTAGATTACCCAACACCTGACCAGATAGAATGTTGCTTGCATTCGCATCCATTCCACCGATGCCACCAAAGATTGCACGACCTGCGGCTCTAGCACCAACTTCAAGATAGCCTTTAGCCATGTTGCTAAAGACTGGTGCGAACATCGGACCATATTGTTTACCTAATACATCAGTAAACAAACTGTTCATTCTTCTATCTAGGTTCAGAATTCTACCTAGTTGCTGACCTCTGTACATTTGTCCCATTGCGGCCGCTTGTGAAACACCAACGCCTTTAGGGAACAATGCTTGTCTTAACGCAAGAGTAATCGCCCTTGTCGTAGTATTTCTAAAGTCTTTCAGGAACTTATCGTTGGTCTCTTTCAGAATCTGTTGTTCTGCTTTCCAAATCATTTTAGTCGATTTGATTGTTCCTGATCCAACTGCTTTAGTTGTTCTATCTTGACCCTTTTGTATTTGTTGTAATTTTTTGTTTGCTTCTTTGTCTACAACAGCTACAGGCTTGTCACTTGGTCTATTCAGTAATCTGAGTCCAGTTCCACTCTGTGCATTTCTAGCGGCTATGTCAGATTTTAATTCGAAGTATCCTGGAGATGTTTCAATATAACCATCGCCACCGCCTTTAGATAGTCTTTTGGCGTTTTCATCTACATTAGAAACAGGAACACCAGTAGTTTGTTTTGTTGGTATGTCACCTGCTCTGTCTGCAACTGGAGGTGTAGTGTCTGGTGTTGATAGTTTTGCTTTTGGACCGAATGTAATATATTTTCTAGGGTCTACAGATTTACCATTTTCACGAATTTCGAAATGTAAATGTGGGCCAGTTGAACGTCCTGTAGAACCAACATAGCCTATTACATCTCCCGCTTTAACTCTTGATCCTGCGCCAGCAGATGCAAGTAACAAATGTGCATATACAGATGTGAACCCATCTCCGTGGTCCATCATCAAGAAGTTTCCAGAATTGTCGTTCTTAGAATTTACTGTAATTAAACCATCAGCAGTAGCAACAACAGGCGCACCTTGATATATCGCTAAGTCAATACCTTGGTGTCTGTAACTCTTTTTGTATTTTGGAGGACTTCTTTGTTCGTCATGTTCACTCGTTACAGTATATGCAGACCTTAATGGAACTCTCCAATTAATTTTAGTTTTAGATGCCGCAGTTGGTGCAGGTCCGCCACCAGCATTACCACCACCGCCTGTTGGTGGTGCCGAAGTTGGAGCCGCACCACCGAATTCGGGACCAACTCCATCTGGCATCGGTTGTGGTCCAGAACTTGGCGGTTTCTTTTTACCGCCAGCACTAGGTCCATCTCCAAATATATCATAGATAGCAGAACCAACTTCATATGCAAGCCATGCCCAACCGACAGGACCCATGATGACTCTAAGCGCACCACGCAAAACAAAGCCTGCGGCTTTAGCAAGAAACTTAGCAATAGGTTTTGCAAACGCCATTAAACCTGCGCCAGCGGCAACACCAGTCATTAATGCGCCACCAGCAGAACCCAAAAGACTTGATAATATGTTACCTAATAATCCACCGCCTTTATTAGGATCATTTGCGGCTTCACCACCACCTCTAATGTTTTTGATTGCATTTAACAATGCTTCATCACGTATACCTTGCTCACGTTCTTTTTCTTCTTCAAAACGTGACTTTGCGGCTTCCATATCTAGCTGGCCTTTGACCATCTTGTTTTGAAGTTGAGTGTTCGCATTTATCATGCGTAACTGTCTCACCATCTCAAGATTAACTACATTTGGTGATGATGCACCAGAAGCAGAAGCCGCTGGTGATGCACCACTTCCTGATTGAGCCGCAATTGAACTTGCACGACTTGAAAGAGATTTTCCAAATGCATAGGCACCAGTAATCCCAGGCATCTCAGACATTGCGGCGCCTTTTGCGGCACCAACTA